GTGCTGATTTAGTACTTGTTGTACCAAATAAGAAGGATATTAATATGTATTTACATTATAAACATATCCGTACTGGAGTGTCACAGTACTAATCCTCCCTAAAACATTTAAATTTCTTTAATAGTCTATAGAATATTAAAGAAATGCCAGCTAAGAAAGTACGTCGTTCCAAAAAGACTGTTAAACGAGTTGCAAGACCGAGAGCACGACCAGTGCGTAAGGTCGAGTATGATGAGTATGATGAGCCTGTTTCATCTAAGTCTAGTGGTCTTCTTTCTAAAGGCGGCGCGCTACTTGGTGGCGCAGCCGGTACCGCATTAGGCGGCCCTGCTGGAACTGCTATTGGTAGTTTTTTAGGAGGAAAGCTAGGACATCTCGTTGAAAAGATTACTGGATTTGGAGACTATAATGTCGAGATGAACAGTATTATGAAAGGAGGTATGTCTCCCCCTCAGATTGTCAATGCAGTTGATAAAGGTGGATTTATTATAAGACATCGCGAATACATCCAAGATGTTCTTGCGACTTCAGACTTTACAACTGTTAAGTTACCACTTAATCCTGGGCAACGCGTGTCATTTCCGTGGTTGTCCCAGATTGCTGCAAACTTCGATCAGTATAGATGGAGAGGTTTAATTTTTGAATTTAAGTCGACATCTTCTGACGCAGTTTTATCGTCAGCAACATCTTCGGCACTTGGGTCTGTATCGATTGCTACAGATTATGATGTAGCAGATGCAGATTATTCTAGTAAGCGTGAGATGTTGAATTCTTTGTTTGCAAGTTCAAGTAAACCATCTTGTACTTTTATCCATCCAATTGAATGTAAGTCATCTTTGACACCAATGAGATTGCAGTATGTACGTACTGGTGGATTTCCAGCAAACACTGACCCTCGTATGTATGATTTGGGTAACACCTTTGTTGCTACCGAAGGTATGCAATCTCCTGGAGGTGTATTAGGAGAATTATGGGTAACATATGAGGTTGAGTTTTACAAACAACAAGTTGGATCTGATGCTTTGACAGATCATTTTAAACTTGAATCAGTTGCCGCTGGTGGTTGGTTTGGTGTTGGATCTACTAGCCATCCCGGCGATCCAACAAACTCAGTAGGAGGAAAGATTAACGATGCAGGGAATACATATACTTTCCCATCTAACGTATCTTTCGGCAAATTTTTATGTACTTTGAATTTAGCCGGTACCTCAGCAGCTACTATAGGTCAGATAGCACCAGTTGCAACAGGTGCAACATTACTTGATTTATGGAATTATCCTGGTGCTACTTTTGTACAGGCTCCTCAATTAGGAGTTAGTGCACAATATCTGATGGCGCAGTTTATTGTACAAATTAACTCACCTAATGCCGTAGTGCAATTAGGTACTGCGGCCGTTCCTGGAGGTACAGTTACTGGTGATTTCTTTGTTTGTCAAATAGAACAGCAACTTACCGACTTTTAGTGTAATTGTTATTTAATGTAATATGGAATAGTTATGTCTTCATCTGAGACATAATTATTACATGACAGCATTGTCCCTTGACATCGTAGTCCACTGACTTGTTTTTAATCGTATCTCCACGTAAGGGTATATGTCTATGATATGTCTACTGATCATATATCCATTAGTTATTAACGGGTCGAATGGGAGTGACGTAGTGAAGGCAAAGGACTGAAATTATGTAGTGTAGTAGGAAGAGACATACGACCGAGTGGTGCGAGCTAGGAGGCGTATGTGTAGAAACTGGAGTTACATAATCTCCTACGGATCGCGGGAGCGAGGAGCAGGATAGTATGTAACGGTGGCTTGCCACCAGTGCCGGAACATAGACGACGCCGGAGTGCCCGACCGAGTCTGTTGATGACGCACGGAGCGTCTCGACATAATGTAGGGAACGCATGCCGCAACGGAGAAACGTACAGAAGACCCCTTCGCTGTTAATCACTCATGGATTCTCCCAATATGATCTTTGCTGTAGATGTATTGTAGACTCCTAGATATACCCGTTGTGGTTACTAAGATATGATGGTGGTGCCAGTCGTACTTGTACGACCTCGTAGCGACCAACGGGAGCGGAGTGGCAGCTAAGTGGACGTCGAGCGAAGCGGTAAGATGTCAACGCGCGACCGAAGGGAGCCCTCTACTATCGGTGACCAACGGGAGCATTTAGTAGTGGTGTCTTTCTGCAAGAAACTATAGAAATTTTAATTTGGGCTGGTCCATAGGGCTTCTATTACCCTATGGACCCAGCCCGTTCCAAAATTATAATTTCTCAATAGATGTTATAATTATGTCGAAGTCTAGGGGCTATTGTTTTACAGCTAACAATTACACGTCAGTGACAATCGCACAACTTATGGAACTCTATGAAGAAGGCATAGTAAGTTACATAGTTATTGGTTTCGAAACAGCTCCAGAAACAGGTACTCCTCATATACAGGGGTACATGCATTTTGATAATCCACGTGGCATGAATTCTATTCATAAGAAAGTGGATGGATTGCATTTAGAAGTTCCTAGAGCTACCGGAACCAAATATTCATTACGCTATGAGTATTGTATGAAAGGAGAACAAGAAAAGGAAGAATGGCAGACCGAAGGTGTAAAAGGTCGTAATTATGGATTGAATGCGGATTTCATCGAATACGGTGATCGTCCTAACGATGGAGTTTATAAGATAACTACACAAGTTGCTACTGCTATACGAAATGGATCGACTTACGAGGAACTCGTAGAGGAGTTTCCTGAGTATTGCTTGCAACAGTCACGTAATGTTAAAGCACATATTCAAGATGTGCGTCAATACAGACATCCAAAGTTGTATGTAATTGAGTCTAGTCCAACATTAGTTGGCGACATTGAGCATACTTTTCCAGACCGACGTATCCAATACATAGAATACGATGAGATGAATCAAGTAGAAAGTTTACCTGATACTTATGATGATGTCGTAGTTTACTATGTCGCAAGTCATATCTTAAAATATGATTTGTGGGGTCGTGGTCAAACCATATTGTATAAGAATGGTTATGAATTTAAAAAGTTGCGTTGTGCTGATTTAGTACTTGTTGTACCAAATAAGAAGGATATTAATATGTATTTACATTATAAACATATCCGTACTGGAGTGTCACAGTACTAATCCTCCCTAAAACATTTAAATTTCTTTAA